ATCCCTAAGCAAATGATCGAACAAGTTGGCGAACGCGTTACGTTTGTTAACGAAATGATCATCTACGGTGCTTTGCGGGCTTGTACTAACCAGTACTACGGCGGCACGGGCACCACGTTAGCTACAGTTAACGGCGCGTTGACTTTGAACTTAGTTCGTAAGATTGCTAAGAACTTGCAAGCCAACCACGGTAAACCAGTTAACAAAATGCTGTCAGCTTCTGGCAACTACGGCACCGACGCGGTTGCTGAAGGCTACACTGTATACTGCCATACCGATTTGGAACCGGACATTCGTGATATCCCCGGCTTCATCCCGGCTGAGAAGTATGCATCTGGCACGCCTATGCCTAACGAAATTGGTAAAGTCGAGCGTTTTCGATTTATCACTTCTCCTGACTTGCCTTCTGTTCAAGACGGCGGCGCTGCTATTGGCGCGACTGGTCTTTACTCAACCACCGGCACTAGCATTGACGTTTACCCGTTCATTGTTACCGCTCAGGATGCTTGGGGTCAGATTGCAGTTCGCGGTAAAGAAGCGATGGACCCAACCTTTATTCCCCCGGGCGTAAAGTCAAAGTCCGATCCGTTTGGTCAGCGCGGTTACGCCGGTACTATCTGGTGGAAAGCCGTTATGATTGAAAATGCAGGCTGGATGGCTGTCGGAAACGTCGGTTCTAAATCGTTAGCCTAACCGTTTGGGGCCGAGAGATCGGCTCCATTTAAGGAGATTCTTATGTTAGACACTATGACTCGTTATTTATCGGGCGTAGCTGCGGAGCGTGACCGTAATGCAATTCGGCAAGTTTTACTGCCTATTGTGGATCGATTTAGTTCTTTGGCTACTAGCACTGCCGGTTTAGTAATTAAAGCTGGCGGCAGCACATTGGCAAAAACTGGCACGGTAGCTTTTCAAGGTATTGCTAGCGGTGTTCCAGTTACTATTGCAGCTAGCACCGATATGCCCGCTCTTTCAGGTTCTATCACTGCAGCTTCGTACAATATATATGCATTTTTTATTGACTCGGCTAGCGTGGTAACATCTGCTATGGGCACTGAAGCTACTACACTTGCAGGCGTTAAGTTTCCTCCATTCCCGCAAGGTAAAGCACTTGTTGGTTATTTAATCGTAACTTACGCAAGCACTTTTGTTGGTGGCACCACTGCACTTGACACTGCAACAACCGTATACGTTAGCCCTGTAGGACCGTTTGATCCTACCGTGTTAGTGTAATTTATTAATGGAACCACGGCGTTCAATCCTGAACTGCCAACCCATTTAAAGGAAATTGAATCATGGCAACTTTTACACAACCTGTTGGACTTACCATCAATCTTGTTAACGCAGGTCTTGTTGCTGGCACCACCAGCACCTATACCACCACTGCAACTACCGTATGTTCTATTAATGGCAAATTTGCTACGGGCTTAACCGCTCAGACCAATACTGCTACTCCTACCACCGATGCAGTTACTGGCGTAGCATTTAATGCTGTGCTGGCTAACAACTGCTGCGCGTTGGTATACGGTGTTAATGCTGCTGGCGCTATCAAGCTAGTGCAAGGCCCATCTGTAGCAACTGCTGTCGGTGTAACCACCACTGTTGGCGCGTTTATAAACTCGCCTCAGTTCCCAGCATTGCCTGATGACTTCTGTGCTATTGGCTACCAATTAGTGCGTGTTTCGCCTACCGGCGCTTCATTCACTCCCGGCACCACCAGTTGGACAGCTTCTGGTATTACTTGCAGCACGATCAAAAATGTTTCTATGCTTCCTGATCGTCCGCAAATCTCGTAATGTAGACACACAGCGGGGGGAATCCTCTCCCCGTTGTTTCATTTAAGGAGCTTATTAATGAACGCAGCAGATACCCCTGTTCGTAAAAATCGCCGTGAACTTCATGTTGGTGATATACCTATCGAACAAAAAGCCGACATTCTAGACATTCATGACCATGAGTCAGATGTTATTGTCGCGCATACTGTTGAAAAATCTGATTACTTGGATGAACTGACTTTTAACGAAGAGCCAGTTACTATTCGTCTTGAGCCATCGGCCGAAAAATTTGCGTCTAAATGGGTGCCATGTTGGGTTAATGGCAAGGGCGCTGAAGTCTTAGTTAATGGAAAATGGGTTGAGTTTGGTTATCTTCCTGTTTCTCAAATGTTAACAACCAAACGTAAATACGTAGAAGTGCTGTTACGTTCTAAACGTGATTCAGTCAATACAAACGTGATTGAGCGCGACAATGAAGACCCACAAAACATCATTGAACGTAGTACTACGTCTACCGCGTTGTTTTCTATTATTGAAGACCGCAACCCACGGGGGGCGGAATGGGCAACTGAGTTACGCCGCCGTTTAGGATAACTTATGAACTTTTTGGCGCTTTGTCAAAGGCTACGCCAAGAGTGCGGTATTTCCGGCTCTGGCCCCGCCACGGTAGTGTCTCAAACTGGTAACTTAAAACGTATTGTAGATTGGACTAACACTGCATGGATGGATATCCAGACCACCCATCAGGATTGGGATTGGATGCGGGCTAGCGCCTCCTTTACCACGGTGACAAGCCAAGCTACATACGCTTTGGGTACCGGTACAGGACAAGTAGGTGTTAGCACCGCTACCTTTGGTAAATGGGCTAGAGACACGTTTCGTAACTATGTTACGTCTGTAGGCACGCGCAGTGAAGTATTTATGGACTATATCCATTATGATACTTGGCGTGACTCTTACATGTACGGCGCATTGCGAAATACTACTACTCGACCGTTGCAAATGACAATAGCGCCGGATAAGTCCGTATGTTTAGGACCACCACCTATTGCTGGTTACACTATAACGGGCGATTACTTTACCGCTCCGTATGAAATGAGCGCGGATGCAGATATTCCTAGTTTGCCTACGCAGTTTCACATGGCTATTATTTATCGCGCCATGATGGCTTACGGCGCTTACGAATCCGCACCCGAAGTATACCAACGTGGTGAACTAGAGTTTGGTAAATTAATGCGACGTATGACGGCTGACCGCGTTCCTGAAACGACATGGGGCGGGGCCTTATGCTAAAAATGTCCCCGGTAAAGTATCAGTCAATTCCATTAGTAGGGGGTTACGATATAGCAACCCCCTCACTTTTGTTACGGCCGGGTGCTTTTCGTAATGGGCAAAATTTTGAAATAGCTACTAATGGTGGGTATTCCCGTATTGCTGGTTACGAACGATATGATGGGCAAGCTAGACCTAGCGATGCTCAGTATAAAATTGTACAAGTTACTTCTTTTACTAATACCCCGTCTACAAATCAAACTATTACCCAAGCCACTAGCGCAGCTACCGGCGTTATTGTTTATGTTGGCTCAAATTTTATGGTGGTTACTAAAGTTACTGGATTTTTTGACGAAACCCATCAAATTACTACGCCGGGGCCAGTTGTTGTAGGCACGGCAACTACGCAAACTGTAGCGCCTACTTCGGTAGAAAACTCGCAGTATTTAAATTTAGCCGCCGACGAATACCGCGATGACATACAACCTGTGCCGGGGTCTGGTGCTGTGCTAGGTGTAGTTGGCGCTGTATTTTCAGGTGTAGATAACGTATATGCTTTTAGAGCTAATGTTGGTGGCACTGCCGTAAACATGTACAAATCTTCTGCTTCTGGCTGGGTGCAAGTTACTTTTTACAATGAAGTTGTGTTTACCGCTGGCGGCACTGCTACTCCCGCCGACGGGGCCGTTTTGACTCAAGGAGGCGTGACGGCTACTGTTAGACGAGTAGTTACCCGCAGCGGAGTGTGGACAGGAACTGCCGCCGGCGCGTTTATTATAACCAATCCGGTAGGGGGTAACTTTGCCGCCGGCGCGGCTACGTTAACCGGCGGAGCTACGGTAACGCTTAGTGGTATTCAAACCGCAATTACTCTTGCTACCGGCGGTAAATTTGAGTTTGTTTCTGGTAATTTTTCCGGCCAATTAGGCACGTTACGCATATACGGATGCGACGGCGTAAACCGCGCGTTTGAATTTGATGGCACTACATTGGTGCCAATTGCTACCGGCGCGTCCCCAGACGCTCCTAAACATATTGCAGTTCATAAAAATTATTTGTTTGTGTCTATTCAAAGCTCTATATTTTACTCTGGTGTAGGCACTCCGTTTAGATGGGGCGCGGTAGACGGTGGCGGTGAAATAGCTACTGGAGATACCGTGTCTAACATGCTAGTATTACCGGGTAACCAAAATACTGCTACTTTAGTTGTTACGGGGCAAGGCAGTACATCTATGTTATACGGCACTTCAGCTGCTACGTGGAACTTTGTCACATATAACAGCGGGGTAGGTGCTAGAGATTACTCCGCACAAAATATGGCGGATACTTACATATTTGATGATCGTGGCGTGTTCTCAGTACAAACTACTTTAAATTTTGGTAACTTTGCTTCGGCCTGCTTGACGCAAAACATTAAAGCGTTTATTGCGGAAAAACGAACTAAAGTTTCATACTCAACAGTATCTCGTGAAAAAAATCAATACCGCGTATTTTTTAACGACGGATATGGGCTTTACTTAACCATAGTAAACGGCAAATTTATGGGGTCCGCCCCCGTGTTTTTTGACCATCCAGTGTATTGCGCTTGGGAAGGTGAAACTTTTGCCGGCGCGGAAGTTTCGTATTTTGGCGCAGCAGACGCAGGTTACGTCCACCAGCTAGACGTTGGGTCCTCTTTTGACGGCAATAATATTGAAGCCTTTGTCACTTTAGCGTATGATTTTGCTGGCTCCCCACGGTTGTTAAAGCAGTGGCGCCATGCAAGTCTTGAAATGCAAAGTAACTATTACGCCGCGCTAAGTTTTGGTTATAATTTTGGCTACAGTTCTCCTGAGTATGACCAACCCGGCCCTGTTTCGTATGAGTCTAGTTTCTCTGGTGCAGTGCCTTGGGATGTATTTACTTGGGACGCGTTTGTGTGGGACGGGGTTACATTAGCCCCAACAGAAATTGACATAGCAGGAACAGCGGAAAATATACAAGCAACGATTAGCTCTACGACAGATTATATTTTTCCGTTTACTATTAATAGTATTATTTATCACTACACCCCGCGACGCGGATTGAGGTAACACATGGCTAACTCCTATTATAACCACGGCACCTACCCAACTGTAGGCGCGCCGGGTTCATCCTCCGCATTGCGGTCTGAATTAGACTTAATCACCGCCGGTTTTAATCTTTTACCTACAGTTTCAGGCAATGGCAACAAAGCGCTCGTTGTTAACGCAGGCGGCACAGCGGTGACAGTAACTACAGGCGCGTTAGCTCTTGCAGGCGATTTTGCTACTACGGGCGCTTATAATACTACGTTAGTGCAAGGCGCTACTACGTCTCTTACCTTGCCGTTGGTCAGCGGCACTCTAGCTACCTTAGCTGGAACTGAAACATTATCTAATAAAACTTTAGTAGCCCCTGCATTGGGCACCCCCATATCTGGCGTAATGTCTAATGTTACTGGTTTACCTGTTAGCACCGGTATTAGCGGGCTAGGCACCGGCGTAGCTACGTTCTTAGCCACCCCAACTTCTGCTAATCTAATAACTGCTGTCTCTGATGAAACAGGAAGCGGCTCACTTGTATTTGGCACATCGCCTGCTTTAACAACTAGCGTAACCACACCGTCTACTACGTTTGCGTTACTAAATACAACCGCTACTACTATTAATGCTTTTGGCGCGGCCACTGCCGTTAATATCGGCGCCGCTACCGGAACACTAACCGTTGCCAACACTACATTGGCCGCTAAAGCTATCACCGCTAGCACAACGCTTGGCGTTACCGGCGTAGCAACATTTACCGCTCAACCCATAGTATCCAGTTTAACCGCATCTCAAGCGGTATTTAGCGACGGGTCTAAAGGTTTAGTATCTAATGCTATAACTGGAACCGGCAGCGTAGTTATGTCCGCCAGCCCAACGCTAACAGGCACTATTGGAGCTGCTAGCCAAACATTGAGCGGCACATTAGGTGTTACTGGCGTAGCAAC